CACCGAGCGGGTTACCGCTGTTTATCGGGCCCAGTAGGTTATCCGATGTTGCAAAAATGCCACTATAGGCGAATTAGGTCAACTCTTTTCTCACGGCTTTCTTCTGCACCTTCTTATCAGACTGCATAAGCCATACAAAGTAACGGTCAGCAGTCTCTTCAAAATCTATTTTGTGGCTGATGGAGGCCCCCTCTACCGCAAGTTTAAGAGATTCCACCCGCATCGCTAGACGGTTGCCCGCGCACCTATCGCAGCTCATTCCGGCAAATCCTCAAGCTCCTGCAACATTGCAGCAACACGATCAACTTCATTATTATGATTCGGGTCTCTCCCATTGAGGTAAGCGCCCTTCGAATCATGGCGGATGGCATTCAATTCAGCCTCAATTTCAGAGCGCCTGCTCTTCCCTCCCGATGTCGAGCGGACCCCGGCAGTGGTGTCCTCACCCATGCGAGAACCAATATCAGCGATTGCCTTTGCGAAATCGGCGTTTGTCAAAGCGACCTCCATAACTTGATCACGTAGATGTTCGGGGAAAAATCTATTAAGCGCCACACTCACAGATTGGGTATTCCTGTCATAATCACTACCCCAATCTTCTCTGAGCTTTCCAGCGGCGACTTGCTTTGCTTCCGCGTTTTGCTTCTGAACGGCAGCAATCTGGGCTTCGGAAGTCCTGGCGTACCAGTCCATCAAGACAGAAGCCTGCTTCTGGTTAAGGCCGCTAGTATGCGCCGCTGTCCGAAAGCCGGTGATCATCTCATCCGGTATAGTGAAGTCCTTCGGAGCCTTGACTGTGGAAAAGTCGTAGTTCTCAGCCTGCTCCGGTCTGCCTACCTTGGAATAAAATTTATTCCAATCGTCCTGAGTAGCCAGCTCTCCAGGCACCTGAACAGAGGAGCCAAGCCTTTTCTGAGCGTGGATGTGGCTCTGCGCCAGCTCATCAACAGACTTGAAATCTCTTATGGACCCATGATCCCGGTTCTCGGAAGAGATGCCGTCCCTCCAACTGGGTTCCGGGGTCGATACCTGGGGTTCGGATGATACAGATGGCTGCGATTCTACAGATGGAGTTTCTACAGATTGCTCACTCATCAATTAAATTCTCCAAGTCGTCTCGTTTACCGTGTTTTTGAACCATCGACTTTATATGAAGGATTACTGACCGCGCACCTTCCTTATAAGCCGTCTCATAGGGGTCGCCACGAACAAAGCTACCGCGCCTATGGTATTTCGAAACCAAGTTATTAAGGACAACAAGCCCTGTTTCACCCGTAAATAAGCGCAAGTAAGCACTGACTAGTTCCTTCTCTGTAATGTTCTTGTTTCTCATGCTTCTCCTGGAGCCGCCGCTTCTTCATTAGCCGCTTCCTGAAGAGTTTTTTCTGTCTGAGCCATACCCTGGGCGTCCTGCACCGCTGCTGACTGGAACTGTTGCTCGGCCATGGCAGCTTGCTGTTCTTGCCGTGCCTTGCGGCGCTCTGCCACAACTCGCGGATCTATAAGCACCACATTTGGCAAATCATGGTGATCATGCAGCCATCGCAAAGCAGCATCCATATCAACGTGATCCAAAACTTCAGGCTTCATCTGGGCCAGCATTCCGGCTTCTTGGACAAATGTCATAAAAGCATTGATCTCAGCCTGCTTCTGGGCACGCGATAGAGGCCCGACATACCGGATATTTAGCTGTAAGTTATCCCCGACAACCGCTGGGGGCGGCGGTATTACACCCTGCCTCGCCATAATCTTGAACGTACGGGTGATGATGGGTTCAAGCAATTCACGCTCCAGCCTACCAAGCGTAGGACCAAGAACACGCTGCATCAGATCATAGCGGACCTGGATCTCGGTAGCCGTCATCTCAGCAGAGCCACGATTGGGAAGCTCTAGCTGGTCAGCATAGAAAGCCTGCCGAATAGTATCCCGGTATTCCCCGATCTTGATCTGATTAAAGTTCATGTTAGCCTGAGTGTGGAATGGCCTGATTGACCGCTCCACATCTCGAACAACCGTGGGCTTACCGGGACGCATATTGACCTTGCCGATTACACCGTCATCTTCGACAAGGATCGGAGGATCAATCGTCTTGGCCCAGGCATTCAACTCAAGGCGAGTCGCCTCGTTCAATACCTCAATATCTGCGAGAGCCGTGTCTCCCGGCCCTCTTCCGTACATATCCCCTGTGGACTTGGACCAGCGTGGTATCGTAAACGGGAATTCCGAGTAGCCCCCTTCGCGCAATATCTCTTCATCACCGCGATCTATCCAGCAAGACTTAAACATCATCTTATTGGAATCTTCGGTATTCTCTTCCCCGCCTTCACGCGGCATGACCCAATGGAGGATCTCAAACTGATCCAGCGGGTCCGCAGCCTTATGCTTGTTGCTTAAAGCAGAGTCCCCAAACTTCCCGGATATCTGGCGAGGCGTCATCATGTGCTTGACACAAACGCTGTCTACTTGGCCGTGATGATTCTCCTCAATCAAGTAGGATTGTATTGGATACGAGTTGAAGACCATCCCGGTGTATTCTTCACCGGGGGCAGACGCCTCTTCCTGTAACATCGCCCCGGTTCCGAAAGCAGCAAGATCAAGGTAAAGCTCATGAATCTGAGAGTGAAAATTTGAGGAATTAAGCTCTGCCCACATAATACCAGCAACAGATTGTAGGTAATCCCTGATACGGGGGTCTCTATCCATATCAGGGTCGCCCGTATCGAGATCAAACCACTTTACGGCCTTCGATGTAAGCGTGCCGTGCAGAGAAGCGGCTAGATTATTAAGAGACTGCATACCGATGGAGGCATAACGCTTCTGGTTACGGCTCTCCCCACGGCTCCTCTTGGTAATAATGTCGTTCTTCCTGGGGAGTATGAAGTCAGCAATGCGCTGCCAGTCCTGTTCCCAGTTGTACCGCTCACCTTCCAGAGTTTCGGCACGCTCAATGAGTTCACTTGCTGTATACATATATGCCATTAGAGGCTAATTCCTGCGGAAAGGGTGGGACGGAATAGGTTTGCAGCGCCGAATGCGCGGTCTCTGGGAGAGGTGACTCTGGATCGTCTGAAGCTACTCCCGCGCGGAAGGGTGGAGAGCATGGGGGCTACTCCCAAGTCCTCGTCCACGCCCAGGGTTGGTGTGGTCGCGTCTGATATGGACACCACATCCGGTATGGATACTAGAGATGTCATCGCGCTGGTATCCAAGAAAGTGTCCACCTCAGAAACAACAGTGGCGGCGGGTCGGGTGTCAGGGCGGGGCTCTTCTACAACAGGGGCTGGTGTGGGCAGTTCATCCACCTCTCCCCCGCCTAGATCTCCTATGTCTTCCGCCCCCATGTTAGATTCAGCAATAGCAGCCGCTGTTTCTGCGGCAGTATCGGGGTCAACAGCGTCGAAAAGCCCCGCGCTAACGCCAGCATCTGTAATAGCGGCGTCAAGATTATTCAAGCCCGCCCCAAGAGTGTCGTCAAGAAAGTCGCTAACAGGGCCGAGAACACCCGAAATGAGGTCCCCTATGCCGTGACCCACAGCTATTTGAGCAGCATTGGCGGCATTAGATAAACTAGTAAGAGCCGAGCTATCGGTAATGCTGCCAAAAGCAGAAAACAGTCCTCCAGGTGGCGGCAAGCCCATCTCGTCCGCTTGCGCGGCCTGCATGGCACCCGCGATCATGCCCATCGGGCCGGGCATCAGAGCCATGCCAATCGTAGATATAGCTGCGGACATTTCAGGGTTCAGAGCCCCTGCGATATAACTCGACGTAACGGCCTGATTAAATGCAGGCGTCCCCATTGGGGGGTTGGGTATGTTTACTACGCTCACCATTTGGCCCGTACTGGGGTCAACAGCTTGAGCAGACAAGGCAGCTATATCACTCGCCGTTACTCCTATGGATGCATGTGGGCTATTTGGGTTGGCGGCCATCATCGCCTGGGCCACCTCAGAGTTAGCCCCTAAGTTACCCGCCACCGAATATGAGCCCATGGCTACAGGGTTCGACCCTATGGGAGCCATGATATTGTGATGGCCAGTCTGTGTGATATCACCGGCAATGGTTACATTTTGTGGCGTAACCTCTAAAAGGCCCTCGTTATATGCGGCCTGCATAACCTGATCTTCTGCCGCTATAGCCGCCGCCGCTGCCGCACTTTGGCCCTGGTTTACTGAAGCGTGTGCCACTTCCACCATAGCAGTTTCGCCAGTTTCTTCGTCTACCACTTCCTCAGACATGATGGGTCCGGGGGGGGCTGGAGGAGCGGGCAGCGCAACTGGGGTAGGGGACGCTTTAGCGGGCTGCATAGTAAACGCATTAAGAAGAGCCCCCTTGCCGGGCTGCGTGGATGGGGCACTCTGACCAGAGGATGCGCCTGCAGGAGCTGCATATCCGATAGCTGCCTGTGCCGCTATAGCCTCCATATCGGCAGCTATGGCGTCAGCTTCAGCCTGCGCCGCAGCAGCTGCCTCTGCCGCAGCTACCTGTGCCTGACCAGCAGAAATTGCATCCGATATAGAAGCGGATGAGCCTATGCCGCCGCCGACATCACCCCCGACCGCACTCGAACCACCGCCACCTTGTGCGGTATCCGCAGCAGAGCCGGTGTCGTCGCCACCACCATCACCGTCGCCGCCATCACCGCCGTCACACATCAGAGTCTCTTTGCATAGATCTCTCCCAACCTGAAAAAGCCCATACGTGAATAGGCTTTCTGTGCGTGGTCCTCGCTGGCCCTAAGAGAGTAGCCAGAGATAGCTTTCTTGATACCACGCTCCCTTAAATTATAAATCCACTGTTGTAATAGTGCAACAGCAACACCCTTACCACGATAAGGAGGCAAAACATACAAAACAACGTCACTTGATATGCGCTCGTTAGACCATAAGGGCGTAACCATCTTGGCTAAGTAGTAGCCAGCAGGCAAATGCCCGTCCAAACACAGCAATGTATCCGTGTCTGGGTCGTCTATCGCCCACTCTAACCAGCTCTTGAACTTTGTAGAGTCGAAGTCATGCCAATCCAGGTGCGAAATAAGCAGATCCACCATCCCATCATAGAATAAAGAGATGTCCGTATGGGTGATATCCCGCACATTCAGGTTATAGGACATGGTAATCTTCCATATTCTCCACTTCTATCACCCTGTCCATGTCAGAAGGCGCTCTTGCATGGCGTATGGACATCACTGCGTAGCGCAAGGCATCCATTAAATCATCCCGCTCCTTCACAATTCTGCCATCTTTGCGATGATATAGTCTGAATTCTTCCCAAATGTCACCTAAATGTGATGCAATCTTCAGCTTTCCAGTCTGCATACGGTTCAATACGTCAGCAATACCGGCCTCAACCGAGTAGTCTCCGCTCTCATACATGGTCCTTTCACGCAACATCTTCACCCCGTTGTCGCTATAGAGGTCTTTTATGGTGCGCCCAGCCGTCCTGTCGTGCTTCAGGCCGTCATGAGGCCACGCTACATAGCAACCATTGGCCCTATCCCGTATAGCAGCGGCGTGTACAGCAAGCGGTTCCTTGGAACGCCTGTAAGAATCAGTCACATAGATGGCATCCCGGTCCCTGTCCCAGCGGATAAAGACAGCAGAGGTCGGATGATCCCAGTCGCCAAAGTCAACTGCGCCCATAGTAGCCCAGTAATCCGGCATCCCGCCGCCAAAGTCGTTCAAGGAGAAACTTATCTTCTCTTCTGCAATCGGATAGACGCGGCCAGACCCCAGCATCGGGATACCCTTGGTTCTGGCGTCCCGCTCGTACTCAGGATACTGCGATAGGATGCGCTCCTTCATCGCCTCGCTCATATGAGGCGCGTCATCCAGCGTCATGTTAACCACATGCCGGTGCTTGGCTGCATCGTCGCTGGGCTGTAGGTAGCGCGTGACCACTCGGCTCATGCCCAATAGTGGCGTAAATGTGACGAACACCATACCAGCAGTCGCGTTCACCCTGGTAAGGCCCTCAGTGTAGATCTCCTCTGGGGGCTCCTCGTCATACCAGACGAAATCAAGCGTCTGCCCCTGCCACTTCTCCCGGCCCTTCTCATACGACTTAAACCAGATGTGGCTGTTACGGCCCGATATATGTTCAACAGTCACACTGTCGACAGCGTCCGGTACGCCACGGGCCATCTGAATATCAACTATGTTCTCCGCTGGTATCGAGCCGGTGCCGAACTCCCGGCGCACTCCAAGCAACAACCGCTGCGGATTATCCCGCGTACTCTCGGAGGTGACCCCGGCACACCAAGCATTGACAGGCCCGCTGAACTTACGCCCCTCCCACCAGTCAGGATAAATGCCGGTGACATGCATGGCCACTTCCATCGCGGCACTGTAGGTCTTGCCTAACTGGTTGCCAGCCATGAGCAGACGTTCCGGGTAATCAGCCCCAGCCGTGTGGAATTCAAGCTGCTTGTCATACGGCGCGTACTGGAGAAGCCGCTGCATCTGTAGCTGCCTGTCCAGCATCTCTACATAATGAGTAAGCTCCGAAAGGATTTCCGTCCTGGCGATATCGGGGTCGTTAGATCTAGGCTCCATATTGCAGGCGTATACCATATGTTGTATATATGCAACATATCACTGGATCGCTCCGTTCCAGTTTCACCCGGTGGCCCGCAGGTTATAACCTCCCCCCTAATGGTCACCGGGTTTTTTCTGAAATAAGCCCCCATGAAATCAATGGTTTACAACAAAGCCCTTGACACGGTATTTCAGGCTGCTACCTACTTCCTTGTAGGTCACAGACAACCCTAATAAGCATGTGTTTAACTACGTTGAGGCGTGCACGGAGAGGGCCTCGTAAGCAAGCCTTCCTTCAGGAGCTTTTGGTGACAGGTCTGTCTAAAGACCTAACCTACTTTGATTTCCTGGACTTCTTCTTTATCTTGGGACGGGACTTAGCTTTGGGCTTCACAGCCCTCGCAGGCCTGATTCTGTGGTAACCATATCCTCTAGCCATAGCAATTCTCCTATCAGTCGTTCACAACAAACGTGGCTTCCTCGATATCTTCCTTCGCAGCATCCATCGCCTCGCGCTGCCGCTTCAAAGACGAAGGATCAATGTTCAACTGAGATAACAATCCCGAAATCTTCTCCTTCAACTCAGTCTCATCCAACGCCGCCGAAGCATTCATCGTAAGCAAAGTCTCCAGAGGCTTGTGACCAGCACGGTCCAGCAGATCCCTCGCAGCGTCCAATCTGACCTTCTCCGACCTAGCCGTCCTCACCAACTGAAGAAGGCACTCACGCGCCTCTACAGCGTCACTGGTGAACGCCTCACGGGTGATCTGATGTATGCGGTCACGAACAGCAGGATTGTGACGTAGACGATGCAACTGAACACGCGCCTTGCTGCTCCCGTCATCATCATAACCAGCCAACTCCATGGCACGGCGAGGACTTCCACCATGCTCCACAAAATGACGACAGTACGCCTCTTGCTGGTCGTTCAATGTTGAATTCAAGAATCTCTTAGGAGTCGCCATAATACCTCGCGGTTTTTCCAGCAGAAATGAGAGATAGGCCCCCTGTAGGTGAAACTGAACCCTTGTCCCCCCTCCCCACCCCTCTCTTCTGCGAAGAGATAGCTCACGACTATGCGCGCTTGGAGAGTGAACCTCCTGCTTCGCAGGCCCATGGAATGTGCACTCCTTCAATAGCGGTGTCAACTCAACGCTCTAACATAACTTCCATCGTAGCATTCGTAACGGACAGACCGACGTCATCGACACGCATTAACACTCGACGGTCATGAGTCAATCGATACACTACAAAGACACACGCACATACTTACACACCAACATCAAGCCATGGATCATATGGATCATTGTGGGTTGATAGATACACATAAGGAGAGCGAAATGACGGAGGAAGACACGCACTTGGAC